AGCCTAGATACAATACCCCAACAACAATAATTGGAGAAATCAAATGAAGACCTACACTAACGGACAACGCAAAGGCATGATGTACGGCGGTGCTGCAAAGCGCAAGCCAATGATGTATGGCGGCATGGCAACAAAAAAACCCCGCAAGAAAGCACAAGCGGGGGGCATGATGACATCCACACAGGGTCAACAGAACATGATGCAGAATCAGATGATGCAGAAGCCGATGATGAAGATGGCAGACGGTGGTAGCCTAAAGATGGTAAAGAACAAAGCCGGAAAAATGGTTCCGTTCTACGCCGCTGATGGCAAGGGCAAAAGTTAGACGTACCTAGTTGACTTCTCCAACGCTTCGTTAGACCACGATTGCAGATAACGTAACAGGGATGCTATTGAGTGCGAACCATCGTACTCCGGCATCCCCTTGTTCATCACTGCTTCAAACTCTTCGGGCTTGACTGATTCAGACAGCAACTCGACCTTTCCGTTGGGCAAAAGGTTTGCTTCAAATTTAAATAGAGATGCTTTTTTTGACATCAGATAACTCACTTATTTGTAGGTTGTAGCAATCAGCTTTGAATGTAAAGCCGTTGGCAGGGTCTACGTCACCGCGTCTATGTTTAGTTGCCTTTGTGTAAAAGTCTTGTTTTGGAATAGAACCTAGTATCCACGCTCGTGATGAATCGGTCAAGATTCGTACAAACACATAACTGTCACAATCTTGTTTGGTCCCGTGTGCAGCCACCGAACAGTCATAGTGTGGAAAGGGGCGGGTGTTGCAGCGTTTGGTCTTTACGTCTATACGCTCCCCGTCCCTAACTAAATCGTAGTCGTAGGTGTTAGATTCGTCTGCACCTATAGCGTCGGCTACAATGATCTCGCCTATAGCACCCACCACATGACTAAGACTACCCGTAATGCTGCCCTGTAGATTACCTACAGTGGCAGTTTTTTTACGTGCGCGTTGTATCAGTTCAGGTGTTATCTTGACTTCAATCATCAGTCTGTTCCTGCAAAGAATTTGCAAGCGACTGCCCAAAGTATTCCCGTGCCGCCCGCATCTCATCCAACTCAAAGTTTAGTTTGCGGATGCGAGTGTCTAGGTCTTCGATGTGTAGCACATAATACTTCTGTACTGAATCAAAGTCTTCTACTTTGTGTTCTTTGTCGTTTATATTTATAGTGTCACTTTTCATTATTTTGCTTCTCCTCGTGTTTCTGTTTAACTCGTTGCCACTCGTCCCACTGTTCTGACTTGCGGGGTGGATTGTAGATAAGATAATCCTTTCCCCGCTTCCAAACAAGTGGTTTCTTTTCTTTAGGCGGCATTGAGGTCAACCACTTCACACACACCTGCAGTACATGCCAGTTCGCGTGATCCTGTAGTGTTGTCCTCTTTTTCAAAGTCAGTAAGGCGTGACCAGTCAATGTTAACATACGTCATCCTTTCCTTCCACTCTAGGTAGTCATCAGGCTCTATGTCTTGGTATGGTGCCTGTTGGTACGTGTGGTCACTGAATGGCAGAAAGGACACACCAGATGCCACGTCAAAGTTTTCGTACACCCACGCACCCACTTCCATCCACTCTTCTTCTTTTACAGACACAGTTATAGATGGCTTGTGTTCACACCAGTGTAGGGCATAGGTCTTCCACAACTCTAGCTGTTCTATGGCTGTCATTTCAGTGCGTGTAACTGCACCCTTTGGTGATTCCATCGGGAAGCTAAACACGGTTGTTGAGTCAGGCTTCATCACGTCACGCTCTGCTGGCACACCCGAATCAATAAGGAACTGTGTCAACGGGTCTTTGTTATCCCCACGTACTGTACGTATGTAGTGTGGATTGTGACGAGCGTGGATACCACTGGCGGCATCGACAAGTTGAGACACAGTACCACTAGGCTTCACACAAGTGATAGCCGCAGACTGTGGTATGCCCAGAACTTCTGCGTATTTCTTGTTTACCTTGACAGCTTCGTTCTTCATATCCTCTAGCCATCTTTTGCTGTCCACATTTTTTGACAACACGGCATGATCCATAATGCCTGTCAGGGACACACCCAACAGACGTTCTTCTTCTGTGTTCTTTTTCCAGATGTTACGCAGATACTTGAAGTTGGTTAGCGTGGACTGGAACGTGCCTAGTATAGTAGACAGACGCACCTTACGTTTGAGTGAGTCTAAGCTGTCTGATTCACGCACTACCACCTCTGACAAATTACAAAATTGGTATGGGCGTAGCACTATCTCCGAACACGGGTTAGTTCCCCACATGTGACCTTGCTCACGGCGTTCGTTGCGACCTACCTGTATGTCAGCAGCTTGGCGATTAAATATACCACGCTCACCTGACTTAGATTCGTACAGGGACACCCACTCACGCATAAACGTACCCATCTCTGGTTTACCTTTGTAGGCTACAGAGTTGTTAGCCAGCGCACGTTGTGGTTCGTTCTCCCACCACATACCTGACTTGGCGTGTGCCATCTGGTCATCGTTCAAGTTGGACAGGCTAATCAGTGCGCTACGACGTACACCACCTGCAACTACAATTTCACCTACCTTACACATCAAGTCGTGGCATTCAATAGGAAACAGCTTACGTCCCCGTGCCTTTTGAAATGTTTCAATGCTAAAGTTAAATAGTTCTACCAACGGTTGCGGCCCTGATGCACGTCCACCCATTATCTTGAGGCGTTCACCTGCAGGGCGTACAGCAGACACATCTATCTGTGGTACCTGCCCAGCATACAACAACGCAATCAACTCACGGTACGCCTTTGCCCATCCGGGCTTGCTGTCACCGACTCTGATGACAGTATCTGAATCGTGGAAGTTGTCTGAAATGGTGGGTAACTTATCTACGTTCTCACGCTCAACAGAGAAGCCCACACCTGTACCACACATAAGAATGTACATGCACTCATCAAACGAACGCGGGCTGTCCACAGGAATGTACGAACAGTTGTAGCCACACACGTTGTCACGGTCTAGGGCAACACCTGAAGTCATCATAGCCCGCATAGATGGCATGACCTCTAGTCCCAGCACCGCGTTCTCTAGTTCGTTACGCAACGTGCTAGGAAGGGTGTAGGCGTGGTTGTTCTTTAGATGCTCCTGCATGTAGTCAAAGTATCTTGCTACTGTCTCGCCCCAGTTCTCGCGGCGTTGTTGGTCTTCTTTCCAACGGGCGTAACGTGACTTGTGGATGAACTCTTGGTATGGTGTTGGTAGTGAATTACTCATTTGTATCTCTCTCTTCTATCAATTTGTTTAGGTACCACTGGGCTTTTTTAAGGTCTTCGTTTCCGTTTTTGTATCGGTATCGCCAGAGGTACTTGATAATGTTTCCTTGCAGGTAGTATTGGAACCCATCGCCTGTCGCCGCCGCGATTGCGTCAATGCACTCAATACCTGCTTTATTGTAGTGTGGCGGATTGTTGACATTGTCTGCTTTCTCTTTCATGTACTGCTCGTGCCTGATCGTTGTCATTGCTTGGCTCCAAAGTCTACTTTAACTACGTTGTTACCTTCGTGCTTCTTTACCACTTCTTCGTCTTCTTCGTCAGCCAGCATGTCTTCTTTTATTTCATTGAAGGCTAGACGGGCTAGACCTGCATCCACCACACGTTCAAAGTCAGACTCTATCAACTCCATGACTCCGTTAGTAACTACAGTACCTGCTTCGTAAAAGTCTTGATCGTCATCCAGTGTGGTGTCGTACGATGCTATGGCAAAGCTGTCTTCATCTACTTTGCGTAGTATGACGTACCACCTGTTAGGTAGTAGGCTGGCTTTTTCAAATTCACTTTCGTCTATTATCATTTTTGATCCACTCCTCTGGGATACTACCTTCTGCCCATTCAAATCCGTAGCGTGTAGCCCACATACCATACGTGGTCTTGCTACCCTTGTAAATTTTATTTTTTGAATTTTGAAAGACAATACGTATGTCTAAGTCAGGGTACTGTTCTTTTACCAGTTGCATCTTAACGCGGTCTGATTTGTCAAAGAACCCCTTTGCTTCTATCAGTATGTCTTGTTCTGTTAAGTGAAAGTCGGGAGTGTATGTGCGAGGCTTGGGTATGTACGTCAGCTTTATGTTTTCATACTCGTAGGGTATTGCACTGTTACCCAACGCCCTAGCGATGCCCAGTTCAAAGTTAGATCGAAACCCCGCTTTGTTTGCGGAACTTCGTTTCATAGTTCCATCCCTATTGAACCCATTCTTTTTAGTACGTACTCTCCCACTTTGGGGGAAAGTTTTTTTACGGTATACAGTTCGCTTGTCAGGCGATTCAATGGGACGCATACATTGACTCCTGCATGTGACAGTCTGCCTATTGTTTGAAATTCTAGTTCCAGCGTAGTGATGTCACGCTTCTCTGTGTTGGATGACAGGTCACCACCCATCGTAAAGTTCTCACGCAAAGTCAAAGGAAGACCACGCTCGTTCTGTCGCAGTTGTATTGCATTACGCTCTCCACCTTCACCCCTGTGGGATTCAATGTAGATGTGATGCAAGTCTTTGTTCATAGCGATTAGGTCAATTTCGTAGTCTTCTACAAATATATAAGGCACATCATAGTTCCTTTTGCTTTAGCTTTGTGTACCATATCATAGGTGGATTCTTTGCTTGTGATGTTACCTTTGGATGTAGGATAGCTTTAGGCCAACAGTGGTTTCTATATCCACACAAGTTGCACTCTTTTGATAGTACCTTGTTTTCAGTTCGCAAGGTTTCCCCTTTGC